GAGGTGAGCGTCCTCTCCGCAGGACAGACTCCCGCCTACCCAGCGACGCTGGGCTTGACCTCCGTTCGCAAAGTCGCGTCCCGAATGGGCGTAGACGGCGACCGGCTTATCTCAGCCATCGAGTCCTTGAAGTCGGCGCAACCGCTGACCGAAGAGGATGTCGAGGTGATTGAAACCGTCACGGAGAAGTTGGCTCCGAAGCGCACAGGGGTGGACCCATCCATCGCTCGCGCCAAGTTGCTGCTCGCCGAGATGGAATCAGAATCGCTCTAAAAGCCACGAGACCCCGCCCCGCTGCGCTAGTACGCAAGCCCGCGATCAGGTCATCCCGCTAGGCGAGCCGCAACATTGTGGAAACCAATCAAGACAAGGAGACAGAAATGTCAGACGCACGAAAGTTGCACGAGAAGCGTGCCAACCTTCTGACCGAGGCTCAGTCCATCGTGACCGAGCTCGCCGAGAAGGGCGAAGCGCTTGAGGGCGAGTCACAGGCTCGCTTTGAGAAACTTACTTCGGAGGCTGCAACCGTTGCGGCCGCAATCCGCTCAGAGAAGGAAGCCACGGAAGCACGAAGCGCTGCTGATGCAGTTCGCGCCGAGTACGCCACGGCAATCGCTCCGAAGGTTGAGAAAACCGAAGGCTCGAACGACGAACTCCGCGCACTTGCCCGCAACGGCGGCGTGCAGGTGTTCGAGTACCGCGACGTCACACGCAGCACTGGCCTGGGCAACCCAGTCACCATTGCTGACCGCGTGAACGTAGTTGCGGCACAGTTCAACCCATTCATTGACCCAGCAATCGTGACTGTGGTTCGCGCAAGCACCGGCAACAACATCCAGTTCCCACGAGTCACGGCTCTTGGAACCGCTGGATCGGTTGCTGAGGCTGGCACGATCGGCGAGTCGGACGGAACGCTCAGCGCGCTGTCCCTCACACCAGTCAAGTACGCGACGATTATTCAGGTGACGGAAGAGCTCGCAACTGATGCGGCGTTCGACCTATCCGCGATGATCGCCGACAAGTGCGGCGCCGAAGTCGCAGTTGCTCACGGTGCATTTGCTGGTACGGCAGTCGCGGCTCAGGCTACGATTGGCGCAACTGGCTCCGGCACGGTGTCAATCAACCCAACCTTCACCGACCTTGCGAAGCTGAAGGCGTCTGTGAACCAGGCGTACCGACGCGCACCAAAGGCTGGCTGGTTGATGAACGACACGACGCTCGGCGTTGTGACTGGTCTCGTGGATACGGCTGGACAGCCAATCTTCCGACCAGGCGATGCGAACACTCCAGATCGACTCCTCGGAGCACCGATCTACAGTGCAGCACTTATTGACCTGACCGATGACACTGCAGGCGCAATCCTGTTCGGTGACCTCGGACAGATCTACACCGTCCTCGTGGGCGGGGTGCAGGTTGAAGTCTCCCGCGAGTTCGCGTGGAACCTCGGCCTCATCTCCTACAAGGTTCAGGTGCGCGGCGCCACTGGGCTGTCACAGGCTTCAGCGGTCAAGTCGTACAAGTCAGCCAACGTCTAATCCGTTAGACACTAGGTTGAGCGGCAGGGAGTCGGGCTTCGGCTCGGCTCCCTGTTGCATTAGAGGGAGGGCAGAATGAGCATCTGGCACAAGATCAAGAAACTGGCTGCGAAGGGGTCTCCTAGAATCAACGTAGAGGCACATCCCAGCCTCGTAGAGCGCGCCATCGTCGTAAGGTGGGGCAATACAGCCACAATCAAGCGAGCGCCCGCCAGAGAGCGGGAGAAGGGCAAAAGCGAGTGAGCGAGCAGCGCATCAGCAGCAGGCAGGTCACGGTCGGCACGGCAGCCGTTGCCGTCGGTGAGGGGCTGGTCCCAGGCTCGACCTTTGTTCTGCACGCGGACACGCCAGGGGACCACGACATCTTCATCGGACCGCTGGGCGTCACCATCTCCACTGGACTTGCGCTGCACAGTGGCAGCACCCTGACAATCAACGTTCCTGAGCGGGTGCAGTTGTATGCTGTCACCGACTCAGGGACACACACCCTGTACGTCCTACAAATCGGAGGCCGCTAAATGTCCTACGCAACGCTCGCAGAGTTCAAGAGCGCCATCGGGATCGGCACTGCCGACGTCACCGATGACACCGCGCTGCAGTCAGTACTTGATGCAACCGATGCGCTGATCGACCTCTACACCGACCGCAAGAACGGCTTCGGCACGGCGACCGAGACGCGCTACTACACCGCGACCGACTATCAGTACGTCCTGATTGACGATCTTGTGAGCCTTACAACGCTGACGACAGACGACGATGCCAACGGCACCTACGAAACCACGTGGACGGTGAACACGGACTACAACCTCGCGCCAGCCAACGCTGCGCTTGAGGGCTTCCCTTATAACGAGATTGACGTGTCCGTGACGTGGCCGCGCAACTTCCCGCGCGACGTCTATCGCGGCGTCAAGGTGGTCGGCGTCTTCGGATGGCCAGCAGTGCCAAGCGCCGTCAAGCAGGCAGCAATCATTCAAGCCGGCGCAGTGTGGTCCTCGCGCACCTCGCCGTTCGGCGTGATCGGCTCGCAAGACCTCGGCGGCATCCTTCGCCAGTCGCGTGCGCTTCACCCTGAAGCGCAAGTGCTGCTTGAGGCATACCGAAGGCGTGAAGGTCTGGCTCGATGAGCTTTGACGACCGGACGATCATCGGTGGACTCGCCGCGCACCTGACCGCGAAGACGCCACCAACTGGCTACGTGCTTCGCACCGTTCACGCCTTCCCACCTGACAATCTTGCGGTCGTCCCAGCGGCGGTGATCATCCCAGGCGATGACTCCATCGGCTACGGCGCAAGCAACCGGCAGATCGCGCTGACGCTGAACGTGGTCATCTACATCCAGCCGCAGGCTGACCTCGGCCGCAAGTATGCGGACCTGATGACGTGGCGCACTTGGCTGCGCGACAGCCTGATTGACGGCGTGACGCTCGATGGCACGGACGCCGTGGCGCAGGCAAGCGTGACCTCCACCAACATCGGCACCGACACGTGGGGCGATGCGGACTTCCTGACGATCACCGCAACGGTTGAAGTCTCAAGCGTGGAGGCAATCGCAACCAGTGCCTGACCTCAAGAAGCCTCTGAGCTACCCAGTGATCAGCCACATTGACGTGCAGTTCGTGCCAGGCTCAATCCCACAGGGAGAGTTCGTGGCTGGTCTGCCTGCCGACGGTAGTATCATCAGCGCACCTGTGGTTCAGGCAGAGGCTTGGATCGCAGCAGGAATCGCCAAGCGTGCCGCGACTGCGGCTGAAGACAAGGAGAACGACTAATGCCAGCCGCATCCGCAGGGAACGTACTGTTCAGCAAACTGGTCGCCTTCAAGGAGACTACGCCTGGAACCATTCCAACGCTGACCAGCGGCGGCCGCAAGCTGCTCGTGACGCCAACTGGCGTCATCTCCGAAGGCACAACGATTGAACTTGGAACCGAGCGATCCGTTGCACTTCGCAACCCGCTCATCGGCTCCACCGGCACAATCGTCTCTGTTGAGCCAACGCTCAGCGCGACCGTCCCTGCCGTAAGCGTCGGCGAACTTCCACTCTGGCTCTCAATGACGCGCACCGATACACCTTCAGGAACAGCTGCGCCATACGAGTGGGACTACGACTACTCGATGACAGCGGCGAACTCGCCGACTTCCTACACGTTGATCGCAACCGACGGCACGCAGGCATACGCCGCGAACTACTGCTTGGCTGAGTCAATCACGATTGCGGCAGACCGCAACGGACTGACGAACCTGAGCGCTAACCTCTTCGCGCAGCAGATCGCCAAGAACAGCGCGACGCTTGCCGAAGGCACGCCAACCTCGCCGTTTATGGCAGGACGCCTCTGGAACGCCTTCCAGCACGGCAGCACCTTCCCAGGCACGGCTGACGGAACGGCATACGAATACCTGCTCGACTTCTCACTGGAGTTCAACGCAGGCATCACGCGCCAGTCGTACCTTGCAGGCACGACCGTGTTCAGCACGCACGCCGAGAGCAACCCATTCAGCGGCACGCTGACGATGACGGTGAGCAGCACGGCGAGCGCAGTCTCAACGTGGTACGACGCATACAAGGCAGCGACCCCGAAGGGCGTGCGACTGACGTGGAGCAACGGCACCTACTCGGCACACATCCTTGCGATGATCGTCCCAACGGAAGTCCAGCAGATGGCTGGCGCCGAAGATGGTCTGACCACGATGGCCGTGACTGGAACGCTCGTCTACGACACGGTGAGCGCGAAGAGCCTTCGCATCGTCGTGAATAGCGACTTGGCGGCGTTGCCGTAAGTTCAACCTAGTAGCAGAGGAGGAGGCTAGATGAGCCAGAGTAAGCCACAGTTCCGCACCGTTGAGATCACCCTGTCCGCGCCGTTTGACGGCTGGACAGCCACGATGAAGGCAGAGGGCGTTCCTGCTCGCGTCTTCATTGAGTTGCAAAGCGGCAGCGCCGAGCGCGCACTGAACGCACTGCAGAAGCTCGTGATCACGCACAACTTCCTGACAGACGATGGCGCACCAGCGGCAGACGTGCTTGACGCACCAATGGACGCACTCAGCGACGCGATCACGAAGTGGAGCGACGCGGTAGCAGCACTCCCCCCTCGATAAGGCTCGACGCCCAGCGGCTGGCGGCGGGTCGGACTCTCTCGCCGCATCCACTCATCGCAGCGCACCTGATCGGTGAGAAGTTCCACATCCCACCGCACGAGGTTCTGGAGTGGGACGCAGGAGACTTCACTCGTACACTGGCGCTAATGTCCGACCTTCAGCCAAAGGAGAACAGTGGCCGCTAACTCGCTTGACCGACTGACAATCTCCTTCAACGTGGACTCGAACTACAAGGCGTTGCAGCTCGGCTTCCTCGAAGGGGCGAACCCTGGCGCCTACAAGCGCCTCCTGAGCATCGCCACGCTGAACGCTGCGCGCACGATGGTCAAGCCAATGCGAGCCGAGGCTCCAGTCGGCAAGACCACGAAGTCGCCAGGCAGACTCCGCAAGTCGGTCACGGCACGCCGCGCGCGCTTCGGCACACCGGCTGCGGTGGTCGGTCCGAGGGCTGGACGAAGCCGAGACGGTGGTAGTGGTGGAGCGTGGTATCGCTGGTTCGTGACCTCTGGGATCAGCGGCGTGCGCCAGACCAAGAACGGAGCGAAGGCAGTCAAGGCAGTTCCAGCCAACCCATTCGTCACGCGCGTCTCCAAGAACGAAGCGCACCAGAAGACCGCGATGGAAGCGATGGCGAAGACGGTAGAATCATTCTTCAACAACGACGCATTCCGTAGGACCATCCTGCGGTTCAAGAGAAGGTGAGCAATGGCATTCGGGTCTGACCGTTCAGCGAACTTCGTCATCGCGGCAAAGGACGCCGCGACTAAGCCGATGGGCAACATCGGCAAGGCGATGGGCCGACTTCAAGGAGTCGCTGGCACAGCATTCAGGGCAATCGGCGCAGCTGCGCTGGCAGCCGGTGCAGCACTGGTAGCCTTCGCAGCCAGCGCAGTCAAGGCTGCGGCAGACGATGAGAAGCAGACGATCAGGCTCACCGCAGCACTTCAAGCGCGCGGCTATCAGATGGATCAACTCTCGCCAAAGATTGAGGAGCAGATCAAGGCGATGGCTCGCCTCGGCTTCACGGACGACCAGGTGCGAGATGGACTAGAAATCGGAAGCCGATTCTTCAAGAACCAGGAGAATCTGCTCAGGGCAAACGCCGTCGCTGCAAACATTGCCGCAGCAACCGGCAAGGACCTTAGCACCGTGATGCTCGCCATCGGACGAGGCGCGCTGGGAAGCACGCGCGGGTTGATGCAGCTCGGCATCCAGGTTGAGAAAGGCGCCAAGCTCAAGGACATCCTGCGGGCCGCTGACGAGAAGTATCTCGGCGTGGCTGAGGAAGTCGCCAACAGCACGAGTGGCAAGTTCGCCGCAGCGCAGATTCGCTTCAACGAGGCGATTGAGAACTTCGGCTACAAGTTGCTGCCAGTGGTCAATGAGGCCCTTGCCTTCTTGACCGAGACGGCTCTGCCTGCCTTTGAGCAGCTGATGGAAGACCTCGGACCTATCTTCACCGACATCTTGGACAACTATGTCCGACCACTCTTTGATTCCTTCAGCGAACTCTTTGCCATCTTTGATACTGGTGACGACTCAATCAACGTCTTGACCATTGCGCTGACTCCCCTGAAGCTTGCTTTGCAGGCAATCAAGATTGTGATTGACGCCATCGTTGCTGGGCTGAAGTTCATCGGAATCGGAGGCGGACCCAAGTTGCAGAAACTTGACAGGGCTGCTGCCGGCGCAGGCTACAGCGGAGGCTCACGAGCGACAGGAACGCCGATGAGGGGCGGAGGCGGCGGAGGAGGAGGCGGCTCTTCGTATCTGCAGGTGAATAACTCGATCACGCTAGGACGCGACGCCACCTCAAGCGTGAACACGCAACTGGGGCGAGCAGCAAAGGCGCGCGGATCAAAGCGGACTCCGTAAATGGCGACCGCACCATTCCAACTCTGGCTTGACCTAGCACCAGTCGCCTCGGCGGTTCGCGTCAGTTCAACGGTCACGGTCACGACCTCCTCGCCGCACGCAATCTCCACTGGCGCCTACATCCAGATTGACGGCACTCTGGGAACCGCTGGCACCTCGATGGCTGGCGTCTACAGCGTGACGGTGACCTCAGGAACGACCTTCACCTACACCTCGGCAGGGTCGGCTGGGACCGCTGCTCTTTCAGGCGCCTTCATCTCGTACGACCTGATGACGCCGCTGCTTGACTACAGTGGCACTGCGCGCGAGACCGCGCTCTACGTGCCGCTGGAGAGCCTGCAGATGGCCGCAGCCGGTGACGGTGCTGGCGTCAGTTTCGGCTTCACAATCAACCAGGACAACACGCCGGCGGAGGGTCCGTGGTATCTGCTCGTCCCTGATCAGACGCGCGTCAGGCTCGTAGAGAAGGCATCTGGACAGACGCCAGCCGCTAACAAGAGCGACGTACGCTTCGTCGGCGCGCTCTCGAACGTTCGAGCGAAGATGAGCGGGTCTGGGCAAGGGACAACCTCAGACGTGGACTTTGACGACCCCAACGCGCTCCTTGAGCGTCTGATGGTGTTCGGAGGCACCAGTCGTTCTAGAACGGTGGCAGTGACTGGAGGCTTTGAGCGAGTCTCAAACGTGACCACCGTCACGACAAACTCGGTTCACAACTTTAGTGTCGGACAGAAGGTTGAAATCAGCGGTGTCATCGGAGGCAACGGCACATCATTCAATGGCACATTTACAATCGCTAGCGTACCGTCATCGCGCACGTTCACATACAACAACGCTGGCTCTGCTGCAAGCGGCAATACGTGGACTGCAATTACGGCCGCTGCTTTTTCCTCAAAGCGGCAAAATGCCGTTGATCTGACCGTATCCAATCACGGCTTGGATCTGGCAAACACGTCAATGACTTTCGCAATCAAAGGCGTGACGTCTACTGATGCAACAGCTCAGAACTTTATAAATGGAACATTCTCTGGGCGTCAAATTCAATCAAGAGGAGCAAGTACCTTCCGCATCGAACTTCCCGCCGGACTGCCAAAGCCAGTGCCTTCCTTCGTTATAACGACCGCCGAGATCAAAGGGAATCCGACAATTCGTCCTCGACGAAGCACCAGTGTCAATGAGATCACCATCTCTAGTGGGTCAACAGAAGTATCTGCGGTCACTGCTGTGCTCGGCACGGTAAGCGATTACAAGAGCGATGATCAGGCGGTGCTGCGTCTCATTGACACAACCGATACGTCGCAAATTGTGGGTTCTGGTATTCAACATACGCGGGTTGCAACTACGCTGCCTACATCGTCGTTGCGATCTGCGCTTGATTCTCTCGTAGAACTTTTTTCTGGCTTAGATCAAAAACAGCGTCGGTATTACATCGACCAGGCGGGAAGATTGAACTGGAGACTTGCGGATTCATCTGCTGCGCCTACCTACGCCACGGCTCCGTTGAAGATTATTACGACTGGCGCAGGAGACCCGAATACGACAAGCGCTGCGGCAACAATTGCGCCATACGAGCTGTCGGTGAATTGGGAGCACGATACCGTAAAGGCAATGGTGTTCAACGCGGCCAGTACTGGTTCTGCTCCTCCAGTTGTGCAGAGCTACATTTCTGCTGGCTATCCAGAGCGACCTGGCGCGCCGATTTTTGACGACAGCGTGGATTACCCAACGGCATCAAAAGACGCCGCAACGCAGACGCTAGAGGCGGCGAAATACTATTTCCTTGATCGGCATAAGCCGCTGCTTTCTGGTCAGTTCACGCTGCGCGGTTCGGGAGAGCAATCCTTCAACGCAAATGGTTTTTCCGCTGGGTACGCTCAAACTGGAGCTGCGACATTCGCGTTGGTAAACTCGTGGCAGCCTGGACAATGGGTGAGCGTCACTTCTGCGGAACTAGGGCTGAGTGGTTTGTATCGCGTTGAGCAGGTTGATTGGAGTCTTGAACCTGGTTCGTACAACCAAATCATCACAATCACATTCAATAGACGCCTGCAAAGTGACCTCGTGTCACTCCTTGAAAGGAACGTAGGATGAGCCAAGTCGGATCGACAAGAGACATCATTTCTCAATCCATTACTGGCGTGACTGACGATCTCGGCAATGCTGTGGTTAGTAGCAGCACTGGATTTGGCGATTCGCCGCTAGGTGCCTCTGCCATCGCACAGGCGCTCTATGGGATCGCGAATCCAAACTTCAATCTTTTGCCGCCATCTCCAGATTCGCCAATTGAGCAGCAATCAAATCCGTTGCCATTCTGGAGCATTGACAATGCAAGCGAGGACGAAATGACTGCAACGTCGGTTTTTGACGAAACGACATTGACTTATGGCATTGAGTTGAACCCTGGCACTGCCGCGATCGACTCAACGCTAACGCTGACAACGCGCTCCTACCTGCTGACGGACGACAATCTTGCGCTTCGCCAGAAGGCGCTCTCGGTCATCAGTAAGAGCGGCACGGCTGGCGGGACTGCATCTCAGTGGAATCTGACACTCACGGCGATTTATTACGACGCAACCGATACCGCGCTCAGCACGGCGGTCATTGGCACGGCACTTGATACCGGCACGTGGACAAGCATCTCTGGAACGACGACTCCAGGCGGCTCGGCGATCAACTCAGCCGCGCAGTATGTTGACCTTTCTTTCAAGATGACGGCAACAGCGGCGGTCACTGGTTCTGCGAAGGCAACGATCAAAAGTCTGATTTTGGCAACCAGTACGCCCGGCGGCGGAGGCTCGCAATCTTTCCTCGTGACCGAAGCGTTCACGTCGAGCGGAACTTGGACGCGACCTACAGGCGTTGAGTATCTAGTGGCAGTGGCTGGTTATTCTGGCGGCAACGGCGGCGTTGGAGGCGAGGGCAGAATCACTCGCGCAGGTATCTCGGAAAGCCCAAGCAATGGAGGTCAGCCGGGAGCCTATGGCCTTCTCCGCGACCTGTACGTCGGAGATGTTTCTACGGTCAGCGTTGGCATTGGCGCAGGCGGTGCGGGAGGTGCGGGAGGCACTGCAACAAAAGCGGTCGGCGTCACCACTTCAACGATAAACGTTGATGGAGCGGCGGGTGGTATCGGTGGCAACACGACCTTTGGCTCGTATTTAGTCTGCGCTACTACAGCCGCTTCTGGCGGTGCGGCTGCATCTGGAACCGTCACAACGACCGTGCCGTTCCCAAGTACGGTGGTGACTTCCACCGCTACCACGACAGGCACCGCAAGTTATCTATCAAACTCAACGCTAACGACAAGTGGATTCACATCGTTGCCGTACCAGGCTTCATTTGCTGTTGCTGGCAGTAATGGGGCAAACGGAACAGCCGATGGCGCAACGGTTGGTGGCAAAATCACGGCGCGCGGTGGGGTGAGGACTTTGGGAGGGACGGCAGGACCTGCTGGCATCGGGCTTTGTATGGGCGGCAACGGCGGTGGAAATCGTATTGACACCGGCGGTGGCTATTCCTATGTCGGAAGCACGCTTCCGACTGGAACGGCCACTTATTACGCAGGAAGTGCGGTGCAGACAGCAGGGGGCGGTGGCGGCGGCGGTTGTTTCTGGATTAGCACGACCGCGGGGACAGGAATCTCTGCCGCAGGTGGCAACGGTGGCAACGCTTCAGCAAATAGCGGGTCAGGTGGCGGTGGTGGCGGCAAGGCGCTATGGGGCAACAGCGCGACCTCAGCCGCTGGAACCACGGCGTACACCAACTCATCGGGAACCGCAATCGGAGGCAACGGCGGCAATGGTGGCGACGGCTACCTCATTGTGGCTTACATCGCATAATGAAATACGCCTTCATCAACCAAGATGGCATCGTGGTGCAGGTCATTGCTGGCGTGCTCAGCCCAGCGCAGCAAGCGCAGTTCCTGCGCGACTACGCCACTCTGTTCGGCGCGACTGCAATCATTGAGGTGGAGCAAGGCACGAGTGCGTGGATCGGCGGGGCGTATACTGACGGCGTATTCACAGAGCCGCCACAGCCAGAGCCAACGCCCGAAATCGTAGAAGGCGAGTCCGAGGTTCTGCCTGAGCCTGAAGCCACGGAGCCACCTGATGACCCGCTCCCAAGTTGATGCGATCATTGACCGACTAGACGCGCAGTCAGCAAAGATTGACCGACTTCAGTCCGAGATTGACCAGATGAAAGGCGGCTTGACCGTCTTGAAGGCGCTTGGCGCGCTGCTTGGCGTAGGAGGAATCGGGACGCTTCTGGCGTACTTCCAATCGCAAGCCGGCAAGTGAGGCTCGCCGCGCTCCTGCTCCTTTGGGTCTCCTTCGTGCCGTTCGCTGTCGTTCGCGGAGCCGAGGGCTACGACGGCACCGAGTATCCCTACAGCACGCTCGTGACCCAGACTGGCGACTACTTCGTCGTGATCGAGCAGCCGTCTACCTTCACCGCTGAGACTGATCTCTGCGACAACACCACAGCCTTCTGGTGCGCCGCGCCGCAGCAAGGCGGCAACTTCACGGACTCTGCACTCTGGCTGTATGCCGCTGACGGCGGGCTGCTAACTTCCAATGACGACGACCCTCGCACCAATGGTCAGTCCTATCACTCATTCATCACCGTGCAGCTGGAGGCTGGCGTCTATCGGCTGCGTGCCGGTCGCTTCACCTGCCGCGACGGATCGTGTATGTGGCCGCAGGACCCCTTCCCTGTCGGCGGTCACTACCAACTCCTGACGACGGCTGCGCTGCTCCTTGACCCGACCCCGCCGACGGTTGTCCCTACCGCGATTCCGTCCGTTCTACCGACTCCTGAGCCGACCCCTACCCAGACACCAGAAGAGCCTTCACCCAGCCCTAGCGTGGCTCCTACCCCTACGCCAGAGCCTTCTGTAGAGCCGACGCCGACGCCTACCCCTGAACCTACGCCAACCCGAACGCCTGAGCCAACGCCGCAGCCGACTCCTGAGCCAACTCCAGAACCAACACCCGAACCAACCCCAGAACCAACACCAACGGAGGAGCCAAGTCCTGAGGTGACCAATGAACCAACGCCAGAACCAACGCCAGAGCCAACGCCTGCACCAACAGAAGTTCCGCCATCTCCTTCCGTATCTCCTGATCCCACTCCTTTACCTACTCCTGAACCCGAACCCGCTCTGCCAGTTGTAGGAGCTGCGGTTGAGGCGGTCGGCGAAGTGTTCGCCAACATAGCGGCCATCACAGAGATCGGCAAAGACCTTGACCCGATTGAGAAGGAAGAAGCGCAGCCGGTTGCCGTCGCAATCATTGCCAGCCAAGTTGCAAGTGTGGCTGCCGCAGCGTCAAATGCCGCACGAGCGGCTGCTAACATTGGCGGCGGCGGACCAGCAGGAGGCAATGGAAATACGCCAAGCCGAAAGGGTGGTCGCCGTGCTTAGGAACATCATCAACGATCTAGTCGGAGGCTCGTGGACGATCCTCGGTCTGCTCTTCGCGGTGGTCGTACTGCCAGAGGGTCAGACGCAAAGCACAATGGCAACGCTGTTCATCCTGATGACAATCGTCTGGATCGCAACAGGATACTTGAGGTGGAAAGAATGACAACCGAAGATCACCGCAGGGAACTCAAGGAGCAGGGCTGGACGCGCATTGACACCGCGCCAGGCGAGTGGGTGGCACTTGTGCCAAGCGAGGACGCAAGCGCGTTCGGCGGCACGCTCTGGAAGCGCGCCGACAATGGCAACGACTACAGCGAGGGCTGCACCTGTGGTCATCCGATCAGTGCTGCACTCGACTTTCAGACGGCTGGTCTTGCACTTGCCGCGCACATCAAGGAAGAGATCGGCGAATGAAGTACCGCATCAAGTCGCAGCTCTACTCTGACGCCGAGGCGCAGAAGAAGGTCGGCGCAATCCTTGACGATTGCGGACCATCGAGCGCGGCTGCGGCTGCGGCCTTCGTGAACGGCTACGCGCCTGACTTCAGCGCAGCCGACGGCGTAGCGGCAAAGGAGCGCGCCACTGGCTTCAAGGAGAAGCAAGGGGTCAGCGACAACGGCTCAAGCCTGAGCGAGATGATGAAGACCGTCCGCGAACTGGGCTGCAAGGCAAAGCCTGCTGATACCTTCGCCGAGGCGGTTGCAGCTGCGAAGGCTGGCGCCGCACTCATCGTCTGGGTGCAGGCACCGATCGGCTACCCAAAGCAGGCGCTGTCAAAATGGCATCGCAACTGGGCGTCCTACTGGCAGAAGAAGGACCCGAAGGTGATCGCCGCAGGGTACGGACACCTCACCAGCGCAGGCTATGATTCAGAGGCGCAGACGCTGGTCTTCGCTGACCCTACGTTTGATGAGCGTGTACCGAAGGAACAGTACGCCGTGCCGGTCACGGAGGCTGAACTCAAGGCAATCGCTTCAGGCAAGCCAGGCTCGCCTGCAAGCCACATCGTCATCGTGACGAAGAAGTGAAAGGAAAGACAATGAACAAGGTTCAGAAGATTCTTGACGCGAGCAAACTTGACGAGATGGTGCTTGACGCAGTTCGCACCTTCCTGACGGTCTCAATCTCAGTCGCACTCGGACTCGGCATCCCGCTGCTCGACATCACTGGCGGCGACTTCCGAACCGTCCTGTCGGCTGGTCTGGCGTCAGGCTTGGCCGTACTGGTCAAGGCGCTCGACCCAAGCCAGAGCGACTACGGCATCGGCGGCAAGAAGTAAGGTCTTGACACAAGCCTGAGGAGACTTCACTCTCGGCAGAGCGGCGTGTAGTCGCGCCGCAAGTAGGAGGTTGCAATGGAGGACCTAGACGAGTTTCTGACGCTGCAGGGTGGCTACAAAGGGCCACTCTGCGGCTATCAGTTGCTTGACATAAGCGAGGCTGATCGGCAATCGCTCGACAAGGCACTCGCAGCCGCGAAGATCACGGCGAAGGCAATCCAGAAGTGGTGCGAGATTCGCAACCAGCACTGGGCGCAGCAGAACATCCAGCGACACAGGAGAGGAGACTGCAAATGCCAGAAGACCTGATCGAGTTTCAGCGTGAGGACGAACTCAACGAACTGAAGTCGGCGCACCGGCGTGCGTTGCGCGCACTTGCGAAGAAGGATCAACAGACCGAAGAACTCGTGGAGGCGGTCTACCGCGCCGCGAAGGATGCGGCGGTCGGGATGAAGATTCCAGCCGTTCCAGCACCGAAGCCAGACAAGCGCAAGGGCAAGCGCGAGGTTGCCGTCGTGCAGCTGAGCGACTGGCAGCTTGGCAAGAAGAGCGTGGACTACGACATTGACACCGCAGCCAAGCGGCTGAACCTGCTCGCCGAGAAGGTGCAGCGGGTGGTCGAGATTCAGCGCAAGGATCACCCAGTGGACACGGTGAAGATTCTGCTCACTGGCGACCTCGTGGAGTCAGACGGCAACATCTTCCCAGGACAAGCCTACGAAGTTGAGGCTGGCGGTCTGTACGTCCAAATCTTCCGAGGCGCGGAGATGCTGGCGCAGTTCGTCAGGGCGATGGCCGCACTCTTCCCGCAGGTCGAGGTCTACGGCGCAATCGGCAACCACGGACGCTTGGGGCGCTACTCGGATCACTCGCCAGAAAGCAACAGCGATGCGATTCTTTACAACATTGCGCGCTCACTCGTGTTGAGCGAGAAGCGCGTGAGCTGGAAGGAGAGCCTCACCGTTGGCGGTCGGCACTGGTACGACACGCTCGACTTGCCAGGCGGCAAGATCGGGATGATCGTTCACGGCGATCAGTTCAGGGGTGGACTTGGGATGCCGTGGTACGGCGTCGCAAAGAAGGCGAGCGGCTGGCGCTTGAGCGTCGCGCCGTTTGACTATCTCTGGTTCGGACACTGGCATCAGCCTGCGCGACTCGTCCTTGCCGACGGCAAGATCACGACGTGGTGCAGTCCGTCGCTTGAGAGCAGTAACCGCTTCGCTCAGGAGGTCGTCGGCGCGTCTGGCGAGCCAGGGCAGTGGCTGATGTTCTTTGACGGCGATGGAGAGGTCTCAGCCGAGTACCTAATCCGCTTGCGCTAGTGCCGTTCCTTGCAGGTCCGCCGGCACCGAGGCCGCAGGACATAGGAGCCTGCACGCCGTGCGGGGAGACTCGCAGGGTGTGGAGGTTTGCCGAACAGGAAGTCAGCCTCACGGTCGGCTATTCTGCAGTCCTGTCCTACGCTATCTGCCGAGCGTGCCTAGAGGTGGTTCTAGAGCTGCTCGATGAGGACGATGACGCCGCTGGCTATGCCAGCGACCTCCCAGACTGACCTCCTCCAGTCTGGGAGGCTACCCCCTTGACAAGCCGTGACGTCACGTTCTAGGATTGTGACAGCAGGGAGGAACCAGCCAGAAGGCTGATCCTGCTGAGGAGGACAAAATGATCAAGGACCTCGGAAAGTACGTCGCAATGAAGAGCGTGCCAGCGAAGCACGGTCACTTCCTTCCACGCGGCATCGTCGTCCGCATTCACAAGGTCGGCGGGATGACCGTCGCCGACACCGGCAGCGTCAAGGTTCGGATCACGAATCTTCAGCTGCGCCACGACTTCATCCAGTACGCACTGGCTGAGACTGTCGCGGCCGAGTCAGTGGCGGTGCGCTGATGAGCGCGACACACGGCTGGGTCAGCCGCAGCGAGCGCAAGGGTCACGCCGTCTTCGTGGTCGGCGATCCTAACTCGACCGAACTGCCATCGCTCATCTTTGAGTTGGGCGTTCGTCCGAAGCGCAATGAGAAGCCAGTTGCAGAACACGCGCCAATCGCGTGGAGCGAGATCGCTCGCATCTCTGCCGGCGAAGTCACCCTTGAGCAGTTGAAGGAGGCAGCAAAGTGAAGACAATGATCTTGGACACACTCGCAGTCGTATCGTTCGTTGCAGCAATGGTGCTGCTCTTGGCACTGGGGTCAATGCGATGAGGCTGAACCGAAAGACGCAGCCACTGGTCTACAAGCGAGTGGCAATCCGCACGACACTGCTTGATGAGCAGAAGCGCAGATCGCAGGCGCTGATGGACATTGCCATCGGCATCTACGGCTTTGCGTTCATCGTGTTCCTGTTTGCGTGGCTTGGCTAATGCCAGTTTACGAGTACCGCTGCGGCGACTGCGGACATCGGGAGGAACACACGCATTCAATCCAGAACGTCTACAACCCGCGCTGCGAGAAGTGCGGCCGCTGGATGCGGATGGTCTATTCGCCAGCGGCGGTGGTTTACAAGGGCGAAGGGTTCGCCAAGAAGGACAGAAAGAAGGAGGGCAAGTGAGCAAGCAATACGAGTTCGTCAAGGCAGAGCAGCGCAGTCCTGAGTGGTTCGCACTTCGGGCTGACGGCATCACGGCGACCGACGTGTCGGTCATCGCGGGGCTGAATCCATACAAAACTCCCTTCCAACTTTGGGCGGAGAAGCTAGGGAAGTACCAGCCTCACCCAGTTGGACCGGCAGCGGTGCGCGGCATCCTGTTGGAGAACGCAGTCGCAGAGTTCTACGAGATGGAGACTGGCCGCGAGTTGCGCCGCAGCAACGGCATCGTCCGACTCAAGGAACTGCCGTGGGTGATGGCGTCACTCGACCGCACCATCGTCGGCGAGGAGGGCTTGGTGGAGATCAAGACCAGCACCTCACCGCGCTGGAGCCTGCACCCAGTGCCGCCAGAGGTGGTGGCGCAAGTGCAGTGGCAGATGTTCGTCACCGGCGCACCGTGGTGCGACGTGGCAGTCC